CCCAGCGCACGGGCTGCTGCGCTCTGGCTTCCGTTCCACCTGACCAGAGCGGCGCGGAACATGAGCGCCTCGTAGCGTCGACGCTTTTCCCCCCACTTCGCGAGCATTGTTCCCCCCTGAGATCATCAAAACTCCGTCCATCCGAACCCCGAGCCGTACTCGTGGCGCACGTCGATCATCACGGTATCCCAGAGCTGTTCCGGCCATTGCTCCATGCCCGCGACGGCGCGCGCTTCGTCGAACATCTCCTTGGCTTCCTGCCTAAGTTCAGTTCGCAGATCGCGAAGCGCCGTCGTTCCGAAGGCCATCCCATAGGCGACTCGCAGCGCCAGCGCCGTTGCGAACATCGGATCGAACTTCGTAGCGTCGGTGACTTTGTAGATGTACTCGATGCCGTTCGGGGTCTGACTCCCGATGGTGTTGCTGGAGGTTGGCACGTTATCCGCGCCGTCCGCGTTCGGCGGCTGGAGTCCGACCAGCACGCCCGACGTCGCGGGGCTCGGTGCATCGGTGAAGAGCGCCCGCCCAACGATTCGCCAATGCGATTTGTACGGTGAAACCGAGGACAGCCGGAGATAATCGCTCGGGAGCTGGTACGCGCCGGTGTAGATGATCTGGCCCGAGTAATCCGGGTCCGGGAGGAGCGCGAGGCCGGGCGGGGTCGCCGCCAACGCCGCGAGGCTCACGAACTTTCGTGCGAAGTTCCAGCGCGCGGATCGCAGCATCGCATCGCGCGCTTCGTAGTAGAGGGTGGCAGCAGCCGCGGTTTTCGGGTCCGACAGATTGTTGATGTCCTGAATCCGCGAGGAACCGATTCGCACGAGCGCGCGGTTGACGATCTCGGTAGCGCTGATCGAAGGCTCTCCCATCAGATTACCCCGCGCATTTGCAGCGTGCCGACGGTGGTTACGGCGATGCTCGCGACGATCAGAATCTTCGCCATCTGATCAACCGGGCATTCGCTCATGAGCAGGATCAGGAACGGCATGACTTGAATCCAGTAGCGGCACCCGAACTGCTCGAAACCATTGGCCCACACGAACATCGCCCCGCCCATCCCGAGAAGCACCGCCAGCCACAGCAGCAATGCTTCCCCAGTGAAGAGGGACGGACGGAGCGCGAGAACCAAGGCTGGCGAGGTCAGGATCAGAGCTTGCCCCGCAAAGCTGGGACGCGCGATCCAGCGCGGATCGAATTGCGGCGCCATGAACAGTGTCGTGTAGAGATTGTACGCTGCGTAGTGAATCGAGAACGGACCATGATCTCCGACGTGGAAGCGAAATGGATCGCGCGCGTACCAGGTCGCAATGGAGTGATCGAAGATGGTCCCGAAGCGAAACAGGTTGAGCAGAAGGTACGCGATTAAGGCGCATTCCATCCCCGCCACGAGGTTGATCCGGCGGCGCTTCGCGAGCATCCAGTGAATCGGCCAGACCAGCGCCAGATCGTACCGACAAAGCGCTGCTGCCCCAGCCGCCAATCCTTGAAGAATCCCTCCTCGTTTACGCAGCAACAGCGCCGTGACGGTGAAGAGGCAGGATAGCGTCAGGCACATCCCCCAGCTTCGACCTCCGCTGACTTCGTATCCGAAGGGAGTTCCGAATGCGAAGAAAGCGGCGATCCAGAGACTATTTGTGAGCAGGTAGGCCAGAGCGACCGTGACCGCTCCAAACAGAATCGAGATCGTAGTTTGATTCGTGATTCCGAGCAGAACGAACGGCACCGACAGGATTCCCGGCAATGGAGGATGAAGTGAGAAGCCATTGACGACCTCCTCGACCGCGACCGAATAATGCACTCCATTCACCACTGTCGCGCTGCGAATCCCGTCGATCTTGAAACTGTGGTCATGTACTAGCGCGTAGGCGACGCGGACGTGAGCGCAGAAGAAATTCCCCGGCTCGCGGAGCAATTGATAGAGGACGAGGCTGACGGCGAATACGGCGAGCGCGGTGAGCGGTTGTGACTTCATGGTTTGAACGGGGACCGGCGCCGAGTGAGGAGAGTCACCCGACGCCGATCCGGAAAAAGCCTTAGTACTTCTCGTGCTCTTTCTTTTCCTTCTTCTTGCCTTCCTTACGCATTTCGAAAGACCTCCTGATTTAGACTGTTAGTTGTTTACTCCGGTCCTGCCTGCCAATAGACCGAAGGCGTCGCATTGGCGGTCGAGGCGTTGAGGATAACCGCAGAGAGCGTTGCGGTTGCCGATGCGACGATGGTGGTCGTCGAAGTCGGCGCGCAAGCGATCACTACCGCGCCGGGGGTTCCGGGGCCCGCGGCGAACGCCATGCAGGCCTTATAGAGCGACGTGACGCCGATGCACGGCGCTACCTGAAGCAGCGTGCCCGACGCCAGCGTTCCGGTCCCGTTGCAGGCGTCACCCAGGCCATGCGGAGCGCCGACGTTTCCGCCGGTCGGCCCGTTGTAGGCATACGCCTCGCCCGCATCCAGGTGCTCAAAGCTCGGCACCAAGATCACGTCCTTGGCAAGACCGCTCATCTTCGACCAGCGCTCGAGCATCCGTTCCGGCGGATGGAGTACGAACAGGACCGCCGCGAGAGCGAGGCAACCGACCATTATTCGTGAAATTGCTCTTTTCATGGTTACGGTTCGTCTCCTGCGTAGATGTAGTACCCGATGATCTGCGCCGCCGCGGTAGGCGTGCCGCCGCCGATCGTGAGCACCGGGGTGATACCGCCTGAACCGAATCCGCCGCCAGGGACCGATCCTGAGATCGAGTCTCCGGTATCAGTCACCGCGCCGGTCGCATCGACTCCGGCCTGTTCGGTCATGTTGAGGTTGGCGTCGATGATCTGCGGGTTGGTCACCGCAGTCGGCAGGAAATAATGATTGTTGTCATTATTCGCCGAGTTGTTCGAATCGATCTTCCCCATCGCCAGCGTCACGCTGGCGCCGAGCGCCGGAGCGTACACGCGCGCGGCGTAGATTCGATCCGTGGTTTTCATTCCCGGCAGCTTGATCTGATCGCCATTGGCCGATCCTGCCCCTGACGCGGGAATGGTGAAGGTGAAGCGCCGAATCCGAAGAGCGCCTTTCTCTTCGGGAGAGCGCACCAGCGAGCTCGCACCACCGAGGCCGGCCGAAGCCGTACCGCCGAGAGCGAGGCCCGCAATCTGGTCGCAATTTGCAATAGCCAAGTTCCTGACCTCCTCTTAGGCGGTTTCCATGACAGCCGCGATGACCACGCGGGCTTCTTCGATTCGGGTTGCGCCGGCCGAGATCTCCATATACGGACGCAGCGAGTAGGACAGTCCGGGATCTTCGGCGACCTTCGCGATCACGTCGTAATTCATCGCGAAGCCGAGTCCCGCTCGGGCAAATGCGATGTCGTACCGATCGCCGGTGGTCGCACCCGAGATGACGCTGACCGCGTTCCCGTACACGTCGGTTCCACCCGCCAGGAGCAGAAGGTTGCTCATGATGATCTTGAAACCGGCGTAGGAATCGATCGCTCCCGCGGCGAGCGCCTTCAGGGTGTTGTAGTCGGCGCTCCCAACCGTCACGTACCTGAGCAGATCGTCCCAGATCTGCCGCGCGGCGACCGCGAGAAAGCGTTCCTCGTCAGGGTCAACATCGTTGATCGCGAACAACCGGCCGATCTTGAGCAACCGTTGCGGACTCATGTGGCCCGAGTCGGTAGTGCCCGATTCGATGGTGTTCGTGTTATTCAGCGACGTGTCGGCGATGAGCTGACCGGACGGGAAAGACACCGAGGTCTGACCGTCCTGCCCCGAGTAGGAGCTTCCCGAGGCGGCCGAGATGATGAGCTGATCCTTGAAGCGGTTGAAGGCTGCACGCGCGGCCTTCATGTAATTGCTTTCGAGATCGACGAGGGTTTTCTTTTTGTCGTCGTTATCGATCGCATCCGCCCACTGCGCCGTGCTCATCGTGACCCGGCGCCGCGACTGCGGAGTTGAGATGAGCGGGGTCGGGGAATGACGGCTGGACTTGAACTGAATAGCCGTCGCACCGAACCGCTCGAAATAATAGTTGGCGCCAACGATGTCGGGATCGCGCCTTACGCATCCTTCGAGACGCGATTTGACCTGTTGGGCCAGGTGAACGGCGTTGTCCCGATACTGCTGGACGAACGCTTGGTCAACCTGAAAAGACATTTACGGGCCTCCTGCGTTGAATGTTTCGGAACACTCAGCAGGGCTGCCCGTCAGACGGACCCTACCTATCGGATTAACGCACCGACAGGCGGGAAGAACTTCGGTAAGAGATCCCCTCCTAGACTCCCTCTACCGCTCGATGGTTCGCGCATCGAGAACGCAATGAATCCTTATTGCTCGCCAGCTAGCCTGACCTGATAGAGGTCGATGGTGACTCTGCCGACCAACGCGCCGGGTGGTAGCGCTTCTCCGGCCGGGTTGACGTGGCCCTCGATCTTACCGGCGATCTTCGGGCCCGGGATCCAGGCACTCATCATCTTGGCGCACGCCTTCATCGACTCGAATTGCTGCCTCTGATCCGGCCAGGTTGATTCCGGCTGCTCGCGGAGCTGCTTTTCGATGTCCTGATCTTCCATCCAGAGGCGGAATTGCTTCTTCTCGATCGGATCGATGCGAAGTACCCAGCTCATAGCTTGATCGACGGTCCCCTTACCGCACGATAGTCACTATTTGCCATCACTGATGCAAGCAACACGTCAAGCTCGTCTTTACGCTCGATGCAGTATTCGATCAAGACAGCTTCATTTTCTTCCGAGAATTCGGCATCAAATCCGGCGTGTTTCATGGCCGAGATTAAGCGCTGACGCATCCCGCGTTCGAGGCCGTGGACCTTCGCGATCGTGGGTTTTAGCTTGTCGGGAGAGTCGGAATACTGCTCCGGGGTTTCGTCCCTGCCCTGCATCAGCTCCTCGCCATCGACCACGGTTTTGCGGCACCGCGGATGAAGGAAGGCGTATTTAGTGGCGACGCGGCGAACGACGTCGATCTGCCCGCTCATCACGAACAGCTTGTGCTCGAACATCCAGCAGGAGAAGAGCGCGCGGCGCAGTTCGGTCCTGACCCGGACCAGCTCGGGATCGGTCAGGCCGTCAATGGTAATGCAGGGAACTCTCACACTTCGCTGGTGCTTTTCTCGGCGGTCAGCTTGTCGCCGAGAGCGCGCGCGTCGTAGCGTTCGGCCAGCTCGCGGCGCAGCTCGCCCGGCTCCTTGGCGCCCATAACCTCATCCTCCGTCGGCTTCTCGCAATCCGCCGGTGGAGACGCCATATCGAAGAGGTCGAGCAAAGCATGGAACCAGACACCGTGGCCCTGCGGCACGGCGTTGCGCCGCAGCGTCGCTTTCGCGAGCATCGCGGCGATTTCCTCGGTGCGCTTGTTCAGCTTCGGTCCGACGTGCTCCAGCATCGAGGCGATCGCCTTGTGCCAGTCCTCGGCGGTATTGCCTTCGGAGTTTTCGAGCAAGCGGGCCTTGTTTTTGTTCCACTGCTCGGCGCTGAGGGGCTTACTTTTTGCCATGATGAAATCCTTTGGCTGCCTTCGCTAGGCCAGCCATCTGTCGCATGTGCGGATTGCTGGAGTTGCGCGCCTGCGCCATCTTACCCGCCGGAATCTTCTCGCCTTCGGGAACGTGCAGGGCGCGATGGAGGCCTCCGGGATTGTGCTTCAGCGCCGCCTTTAGTTTGCCGTAGGCTTGCTCGTTCATGCCGCTGCTCCGTTCTGATTGCTCGGATAAAGCTGCTGATACAGCGCGCGGCGCTTCTCGTTCGCGGCCTTGTGGCCGGGGTGATTCTCGTCGTGGATGGCCTTGTAATCCGGGTTCTCAGGATTGGTCATCATGTTGTCGAGTTGGGTCTTGATGTCCTTCTGCGCCTGCTCCGGTAGGGTCTGCGCTCCGGTCACTGCGGTATCCTCACCCATCGCTTTGCCCAGGAAAGCGAAGAGTTTGAGCATGGTGGGGTTCGATCCGTTTTTAGGATCCTCGAAGAACTTGCCGAGCTCCGGGATATCCTCGGCCAGCACTCCAACGGCCCGAGTTGCAAGCGCCACATTAGAGTCATAGGCGTGCCCCCACTCCGATTTCAGTTTCCCAACTTCCTGCTCCATCTCCGCATTCATCGCGTCGATCGCCTGCTTCTGGGCGCCGACGTACATCGAGACGAGCTCCTTGGCCTGCGCGTCGGTAACACCGTGCGCGTGGAAGGCAGCGCGCGCGGATTTCAGGAACTCTTCATTGACCGGGAAGTCCTTACCGAGGGCGGCTTCGGTGATTTCCTTCGCGTTGAAGGTGTACTTGTCGGGGGATTCCGGGCGTCCGAGCTTGGTGTAGAACTTACCGCGGTCCTCGTCGCTGGCCTCGGGGCCCGGGATCAGGACTGAGCTGCCGAGGCGCTTTTCGAGCGCGACGTGCGAACTCAGGAGGCCGTTGATGTCCTTATAGGAAGTGAGCGAGGGAAGGGTTTTGTATTCGTCACGAACTCCCTGAACGCTTGCTATCCAAGGTGCCTGTGCTTGTTGCCCACTCTGGGGGTTCGGGTTCTGACTCCCCGGTGATGGCTGCGGTTCCGGCATTGGCTCTCCCCTCCACTAAGTCTTCGATATAGAGATACACCGCCCGTTGAGCTGCGCAAGCAAGCGCGAAATTAGGATCGAGACTCGCGCTGAGTCCGCTGCGCTTAAAGAAGGTAATTTCGATATCGCGGAGCACCTCGCCGCCTTCCGGCGAGCCGAATACTCGCTGATAGAGACGACGTTTCTCCTCATCGGTGTACTCACGTCGCGGCACTTACGCGGCCTGCTGATTACCCGGCTGCTGCTGTTGCTGGTTCATCTGGTCGAGCGGGCTGCCCGGTTCCGGAGCCTTCCCTGCCGCCTTCAACGCCGGTGCGGCCTGACCCGCCATCTGCGCCTGTTGAGCCGCGGCTTGTTGCTGCTGCTGCGCGGCCGCCTGCTGCGCCTTGACCTGGCGGACCTTGTCGGTCTGGTCCTTGTCGCGGACGATCTGCGGTGGCGCGCCCAGTTTGCGGAATACTTGCCGCACCGTCTCGTCGGTATCGATGACTGTCATGGCCTCCGGGTCGCCCTGAAAAATGGGAGCGCAGACGTTGAAGCCGCGCGTGATCGAGTCCACGTCGCTCGCACGCTGCGCTCTCGCGATCGCCCCATCGTATCGCACTCGCAACTCGACTTTTCCCTGCTGAACGGCATTAAGCAGTTTGGGTGGAAGCGGCGGGAGTGCATTCGCGCGGCGGCGAATATTGAAGGCTCTGCTGATGAGAGGATGGAGATCCTCTTTTTCCAATCGACCGAGAGTGGGCCCGAGGAGTTGCTGCATCATCTCGCGACGTGCAGCGGCCTCGGTCGCGGTCATTTGCGGCTGATCCTGCGGGTACTGGAGTTCCGATTCGTGGTAGATCGCGCGGATTTTGGACTCTAGCTGCTCGGCGGACATCCCGGCTTGGCGGAGGTCGATACCGCTCATGAGAGGACCAATACTGTCGCGAGAGCCTCGCACGTTGGTAACTCCCCCGGGGGTGAGACGGGCCGGTCCGATGACATCACCATTAACGGCGACAAGGGGCGGGTCGATAATTTTAGGTAGAGCTCGCAATTCCATTTCTCGCAGCTTGTTAAGTGATCGTATGTCAGGGAGGGCATCATGAGTGGGGCCGCGTCCGTACGTTTCACCTGACGCCTTCGACCACCTCGGGCAGAGGAATGGGAACTCATCGAATTTGCCCTCCGATAGTTGATATTTCCCGTTGAACAGAATGTAGAAGCTGCGATTCGATCCCTCATGCTCCTTGTCGGGTATCACTCCATGAATCACCGACATCTGTTCGTCTTCGCTGCCCTTGGAAACGTTGAGCTTCTCTTCCGGCGTGTCTTTCCACTTCTCAAGGATCGCGGCCTTCGACATGAAGATTTCGCGGAAATTGACGTTGACCATTCCGTCTGCGCCTTCGCTCCACGCGAACTGTCCCGGCTGCTCGGTCCTGAATCTGAAGCCTTCGAAGATGCCCCGCTTCTTTTGCGGGATCTCTTCCATGAAGGTGCAGGCGGAGGCGAAGGTGGTGAGGTCGATATAGGCTTCGTTCTGCTCCTGACTGAAGTTGCTGCGATTAAAATCGCCGAGCAGAAGATTACCCACATTGTCCAGCCAGATGGCGGTTTGCTGGTCCTGATCCAACTCAGGGTCATCAGTCCCAAGAAAAAACCAACGAACGTAATCAGACGTGAGGCCAGAGTGGATCGCAGAGGCGAATTTATTTCGCGCGTCAATTGCGGTGGAGTCATAGAGCATGTTGGTGCGTTTGGTTCCCGGATAGCGACGCACCAGGATCGAATTCTTCCGAGGTAGGGTGTAGTTCGCGATTTCCTGCCACTCGACCGCCCAGAGACGCTGAGTGATCAGGAGATATTGAAAGCGGGCAAGTTGCTCGGTTACATCCCGCTGAACTGACGGATCGTCATTCGCCTTGTTACCGCGCGGGAATTTTAAGACTACCGCCAATCCTTCTCACTCCAATGTTGCGGTGGAAGCGGCGAGCGGCGCTTCCTTCGGCAGATCAGCGGCACTCTCCTCGCAGGCGAAAGTGATCTGAACGCCCGGCTTCGGCGGAAGCTTCATCAGATTGTTCTCCTTCTCTGAGACCGCGCGAAGGCAAGTGTCGAGGTCTTTATATGGTCCGTGCTCGGTCGAATCGTGGGCGACCACCCCATTGAGGCGGATCACGAACCAGAACGCCAGCAGCGCGGGAAGCCAACGTCTCATCGTTTGAGATGCCCGTCCTTCACGCGATCGACGATCTCGTCTTCCATTGGCTGATGATGGCCGGGAACGTGCGGCGCCAACTCGCCACCGCGCTCCTGCCCAACCCGGTACTCGTCGGGAGTCGAGCGGATGCCGCGCGAATCGCCGCCAGCGGCCGAACCGTCTTCGCGATGCTGCCCATCCGAGGAGTTGTACTGAGAACCGTCGTTCATCATTCGGGTTCGGATGCCGCGATCTTCCATGTTACTTTTTCCCCGCTCGTTTCCTGACGGACATTTCGCCCATCGCCTTTGCAAATTTGTTGGAGCCTGAGTTTACACGGCCGTAAAAGACTCGCTGGCCTTTCTTGGCGCCGTACTCGTGCATGAACTTCTTGAGTACTTCGGCGCCGGCTTGGGTCTGCGGCATCAGGAGTTCTCCCACCAAAAGAACGAGCCCAGAGTCGCCATCTGATTGCAGAATTCTTTCTCCGAATACATCGGGATGATTCCGACCGGAAGACTCTGCATCGATTTGGGCAAGAGTATGACGTGATCGGGATTCTTGACTGGGACTATATCGCCAGGCTTGAGGTCCACGATCCGTGGCGGATTCTCGCCGTCCGCGATTATCGCTTTCATTGCCCGGTCAATTTGTTTCCGCTGGTCGGTGGAGTTCCCGCGCGCTTGCCGCCGGGTCCGGTGAGGACCGCGGCCGCTGCCCCCTGGCGCCGCTGAAGCGCCTGCATCTCGGCATCGAGCGCGGTGTTTTTCGGCGGAGTCATCGCCGGTGTCTTTGGCAGCTTCGGCGGACTTGCGAATAACGCTGACATCTTACCCCCTCAACTGTTAATCGGGTCGAAATCCGTCACACTGACCACCGGGCCTCGTTGCGCGATATCATTTTCCAAATCCGCCACAATCGCAAGATAGCGAAACGCGTCCGCACCGTGCGACCACCGATTGTGCACCGGATTGGTCTTGTGCACCTCGAGCTTGTCCGAGTACTCCGATCGGTAGTTCTCAAGCGCCTGCAAGCCGCCGTCGCAGTTCTCCACGTCGAATTCGCACCGCGGTAGAATCGCCCGAGCGGCGTTGATTCCGTCCTGGAAGCCCATCTGCGGAACGATGCGGAAGAAGATGCCCATCCCGCGCGCGATCTCCAGCCGGGTCTTTCCCGAGCTCAACTCTCGGGCCTGGATGTCGTGCGGGGCCCAATGCCCGGAGTAGACGTAGGGTTTGGATTTGAGAATCCCAATGTAATGTTCCAGCCCCCGCCCCGAGTTCTCGTAATAGTCAACGCAGCGGATGGAGTTACCCACGTTCTGGAAGAACCAGATGGCAGTGAGGTCCGCAACTCCGAGATCCCACACAGTCTGGACCAGGAATCGAGGGTCGTATCTAAAAACTCCAATGCGGCCCTCTCGTCTGGCATCTGCGATCTGTCTTCCATAGTAAGCCCCTGCTTTCGCTCCTACGAATGAACAGAACAACTCCTGCTGAATCCACTCCTCTTCAACTCCGCGCCGGCGCATCGCATCAATCTCTTCCGGCTGGTAGAGTTGCGCGCCGTTCTCCGGGTACGGATCATATTTCCCGGTCAGGGTGTTGTAACCGAACAGAATCCCGTCCCTCCGCACCGTGTCATTGGTCTGGATCGAGTGAAACCAGCTCGGGTCATCCTTGGTCGACTCCCACAACCTGGTGAACCAGTCCAAGCCCTGCGGTGTCGTGTTGAAAGTCGCCCACCCGTCATTCGCCACCAGAATGGGTTCCACGATCCGCCACGGCCTAACCGTCATCAGTGCGCACTCACTGAAGTTGATCCCCACCGGATTCATTCCTCTAAGACGATCCGGCATGTCCGCCCCGGCGATCCTATATAGGCTCGTGTTCTGCAACTGGACCGTCATCTCAGCCTCGTTCATCGCCCCCTTCCGGTTGTGGCTGAATAAGATGTCCCTCGGGAAATGCTCCAGATACGCAAACCCCTGAACGAAATTCCCTTCCGGCGTCTTACCCCCCGAGGTCTTCTCATCCCAGATGATCCGGCGCCCCATCGCTAACTCCGGAAACAAATGCACGTACGTTCCCACCCTCTCGAACATCCGGGGTATCGTGAAATTCAGGGCACAACTGTCCTTCCCCCCGCGCCGCGGCCAGACGCACATAAACCTCCGGATCCCCAACTCCCACGCCTCAAACATCTTCCGCTGGTAACTCCGCGGCCACCAAATGTGCGGTAACTTGCTCCGATTCCGGAACTCGCTGCTCTCGACCGGATTCAATTCCCGCTCACCTTCAAATAGTTGAACACATACGCGCAGTTACACACATCTGGTCGATGCAGAATCTTCGCTATCACATTCGCCCAACTCTTCATGGGTCACCCAACTTTGGATTTTGTGGAGGTGGAGGCGGGGGCCGCGCGACCATCCCGGCCGCCGTGCTTTTTGGGGGTGGGGGTCGCTCGTGGGGCTAAAAGCATGCTTCGCAGAATCTGCCCGGCAATGCGTTTGCGCTGGTTCTCACAGTCCAAGCAATCGCAGTCCAACACGATCGATAAGCCACTAGTTGTCATAATGCATCTTATGCGATCGCGTTTTGCGATGCGGTCTCATTATGCGAAGCCTCAACACCACCAGCGCCGAAACGCGTCACGAGCTCTGGGCGTGGCTTGACGGTTTGAGCTTCGGCAACGATAGCCTCGCATTTAGCCATATGAGCATCGCGCTCTTTTTTGTTCCTTTTACGGACGCAATTGACACATTCGATATCGACGCGGCCATACCAGCGCATGACAGCGGATACGACTTCAGAGCGGTCGCAACCTGGGCAATGGAGCTCTACGTGGTAACGAGTCATGGGCCATCTAATTGGCGAGGATGCAACAAAAGTAGCGCCGATGCAACTGATGATTATGTTGTGCTGTAGCGGGGTTGAGACAGCATTGATGGATTTGTTGAGGTTTTAGGTTGGTATGAGGAATGCAGTGATGGACTGACATCGCGGGCAATGGAGCTCGCCAATAGCAGACTGAAATGGAGTGAAGCCCATGAATGTCGCGGAAATAGTAACCAAGCAAATATTGGAGAAAATGGAGCAAGGCACGATACCTTGGCATCGGCCCTGGTCGGTACAGGGCGGACCGCGGAATCTGGTCTCGGGGAAATCGTACCAAGGCGTCAATACCTTGATGCTCGCGACGGCCGGATACGAATCGCCATATTGGCTGACTTTCAAGCAAGCGCTGAATAAGGGCGGGAACGTGCGCAAGGGTGAGCACGGATCGATCGTGGTCTATTGTGCACCGGGCTTTCGCAAGGATGCGGACGGTGAGAACGAAGAGCACGCTTACCTGATTCTGAAATACTATCGCGTGTTCAATCTGAGTCAGTGTGAGGGTATCGTGGCGCCGGCGGATCAGGATGCGCGAGTAATCGAGCCGATCGAGGCCGGCGAGAAAATCATCGCTGGATACTGTCAGACGAGCAAAGGGCCGAAACTCGAGTTTGGAACGGATAAGGCTTTCTATCGGCCGTCAACGGATTCGATTCATCTTCCGACGCGCGATTCATTCGACAACGCCGAATATTTCTATTCGACTGCGTTTCACGAAATGGGTCATTCGACCGGGCACGCATCGAGACTCGCGCGCGATGGAATGGGCGAGCATCGATTCGGATCCCCGAACTATTCGAAAGAAGAGCTGATCGCCGAGCTCACCGCGGCGTTCCTTTGTGGCGAGACGGGCATTGCGAACGCCGCAACGCTGAATCAATCGACTGCGTACCTGCAATCATGGATCAAGGTGCTGCAGAACGATTCGCGTTTCATCATCACCGCGAGCTCGCAAGCGCAGAAAGCCACGAATCTGATTCTTGGTAGGAACGCCAAAACGAGCGAGTCTGACAGCGAAACGCAAGCGCTTGCGGCATAACGGGAGAGACGACCATGACGAATCTAATACATGGCATTCAATTGCAAATGGCCTATAGCTGGTATCTCGCTAACTGTCAGTTCCTGAGTCGTGCACGCTGGTTCTGGGCAATGAAGCGAGCACACTGCCTGATCTGTAAGGGACCGATCGGCGAATAGCCTGACTGACGAGCGCTCAATGCGCGAAACGTGGCTTCGGCCACGTCTCAGGCAATCCAGCCTAAAACCATGGGAGTGAAGCACCATGAACTGCCCGAAATGCGGATATCATTCAGTTACCAAACTGAGACAAGCGAGTCTCAAAACTCACAAGTACGCGCAATGCTTCAAGAATCACGATGAGCATTGCTATTGCGTCGATTGCGCGCCGGCTCGGTTGAACGGAGCGATATCGCAAATGAAATCGATCGCGCGTGATCACGATCCAAGCATCAAAGCGCTCGCCAAGTTCGATCACGCGAACGATCTGGTCTACAAAGACGGCGCATGGAAATCACCGGGCTTCGATCGCGCCGAAGAACGCGCGCGTCTGATCGCCAAGCTCGAGCATTGCGCGTGCGGGCATCTCGCATCTAACCACGTCGCGGATGAGCTCGAAAACCTGCTCGGATGTAAGTACGAAAGCGAGGGCGGGACGCCATGCGGATGCGACCATTTCCACTATGAGATTAGCGAAGAAATTGCGGCATAGTGCCGCGCTTCAAACCTGATCGTGCAGGACTGCGGCACTGCCTGAGAGCACGGAAAACTTCTCTCAGGCGCACCAAAACGAGCGAGTATCGAAGGAGAGATCATCATGTATCGATTCGACTATCCGACCATCATCGACCATCCCAACGTGCGCGAGAGCGCGAGCTGTCCGACCTGCAACCGACCGAAGGATCAAGGTTTGCTAGTGTGCTGGGATTGCTATCGCAAGCTGGACATCCGCAACGGTCTCACACCGGCGATCGCGCTGATCATCGAGAATGCCGAAGAGGAGCTAGTCTAATGCTGTACGTCGCGATCAAAGACGGCCAGGTAATCGGGAAGAGCAACGAATTCAGCTACCACGATGCGCTCGAATGGGCGCGGCCGGTCGCTGGTTACGGTGTCGAGGTCAGACCCGCGGGCTTGATGGAGCTGTGCGCCAGTACGAGATGCGCCAACTGCGGTCATTCAGCCTCAGTCCATGCGGACACTACCGGGAAATTCTGTTTAGCTTGCAACGATCGCTGCGAATTCGAGCGAGTATCGACCATCGCTCCGAAAACTCTTTCTTCCAGAATCCACGGTGCTTAGGATCGCACCGTGAAACTTAAAGTAATACTTGTATTATCCTCGATCTTAGGATTCGGGAGGGTGCGGTTACTATGCCGCATCCTCTCTGCTTTCTACCGCCCGACAGATCGCCTCGCCTATCTCGTAGGGGATTTTTGCCGCGTCCGCGTTCCTCGCGCTATATCTGAGCGGGCCATGAGCAACGAATGGCTTCATCACGTGCTCTTTCCCGTTGGCGTCTCTGTAGGTTTTGCGGGTGACATGGCCTATTGAGCTCCATCGTTTGCCCGTGCTCGCAGGCTGAGAAAAGCTGCCTTTGTGCGGCTCAAGATTCGGCAGCAGCACCATCTGATTCGACCAAAGAGCATGGCCCGGTACGTTGGCCCGAAGGGGACCGAACATCTTTGTGAGCCACGGACGCGACGCGCGGACGTTCTCTATCCACCAGAAGCGCGGATTTAGCGCCGCTATAAATTCCTTCACGGCAACAGAAATCGAGAGGTCGGGATCCGGTGGATTCGGGAAAAAGCATCTCATCTGAAACTTACTAAATTCGGTACACGGTGGACTCGCCCACAACACATCGACGTGAAACGGCTTCAGCGGCAACGCCCGCACATCCGCCACGATGTCCGGCTTGAAGCGCGGATCGATGTCCACGCGGATTACCTTCCATCCGCGGTCTAGCGCTGGCCGCGAAGCGCCGCCGAGACCGGAACACAGATCGAGCCAGACCAGTTGCCTCATGCCGCATCCTCGCGCTTTTCTACCGCTCGCCATTCATGATCCCCATAATGCCCGTGCTTCAATACACAATGCTGAGTCGGATAGGCGCTGAAAGGCGGCGCCTCGTTGACGATCGGGCACTTGGCGTCTTCGATCTGCGCTGCCCAACCGTCGATCAGCTTCTTGAACGCGGGATACTCCATGCGACGTTCGATCACCTGTACCGCATGGATCACCGTCGAATGGTCGCGGTTGAAGATAGCGCCGATGCGCACGTACCCGAGATTGGTCAGCCTGCGGACCAGGTACATCGCCGTTTGCCGTGCGATGGTGGCGCGCCCGGTGCGGGTGAAATTTAAGACCTCGGCTCGCGGGATCGCACCGGACCCGGCGGCTAGGCGAAAGATTTCCCTGATTCTGCGCGCCTGTTCGTCAGGTTCATCGACGCGACGCTCGCGCGCGCAATTCTCACAATCGCAATATTTGCATCCCATAGCGCTCACCACTCCTGATCTTGGCGCCGAACTCCGCCCAACCGTTCGCGGTGTCCGAGTCCGATCCGTTGAAACTTTCGCCGCGGTGATCCGATCGTTATCGGGGATCGCCGTCCTAAGACCTGATTGCTCGTGCTCTTGCGTAGCAGGGCAGGCTTTCCCGACTCAGGTGGGCGAATGGACAGGATCTTCTCGCGCAGTGCCTCAGCGTCGATTTCCAGCGCCTCGCAGACCCAATCGAACGACATCAGCCAGGTTCCGCGAGCCGCAATCCAGTCGCAGGCATCGTCCATCGTGCGCTGGCGGCTTAGGTTGCCGGAGAATTTCTCCCTGACCACGATGCGGAGTGCGTCCTCGAGGACGGCCAGGATGAGGCGCTTTTCCGGCGGGAACTCGCGGCCGGGGTAGAACTGCGACGGCATGATCGCATCCGAGGCCAGCATCGCGTCGAAATAGTCGACCAATTCAACGCTCATAAAATTCGCCCGTCGCTTCCAGAGCGTCGCTTCCAGAGCGCCGCTTCCGCTGCTTCGAGCAAGTCGAGGGAAAATCCCAAAGCACCAGCCACGGGTTCCTTTTCCCATCCGCCGCCCTCGACGCCGTTCCAAGTGGCGCCGTTCCAGGCGATCGCCATTAAGGTCGCCAATCTGTACGCTTCGTCCGAGAATACCGGCGGTCTGTCCATTACGGTTGCTTATCCTCCGATGGGTAGCGTTGCCCAAAAGTGAAAAGGTGACATCTATAGCTCGTTTTTTCCCGCTGCTTCTTCCTCTTTCGCGAGCGATTCGTCCGCAAGAGAAACTAATTCGTGGGCCCAATCGATCATCTCCTCGTTGGTCAGCTCCTTGCTGTCCTTGGTTCCGATCAGAGTCATCGCCGCGATGCCCGCAAGTTTGTAAGCCTCGTCTCTGTAAACAGCCATTTTGCCTCCGATGCGTTAGCGTCATAAAGCATCTGTTGTTGTAGACCTAGTACTAGTGGAATACACATCGAGTATCTGTTCGAGCACGGCGCTAATCCCTTCAGCGTCAAGCTGACGTATCGCTCGCCAATCGTGCCGTGTAGATGTCCGCTCATATAACGCGAACCGACGCAACTTGCCGTATTTGTTAGGCTTTTCCTCACCCAGATCGACGATCTGGAGGCGTTCAGTCTGGAGAATTACGACGCTCATTCGGTTGATCCTGGGTTGCGCTAAAAAGTCCGGCGTTTTTCAGCCTGTACTTGAAAGAACGACCAATCTTTCGACGTTCCAAACGGCCGTCATCGGTGGTTAGGTGGTATAAGCAGTTCTGAACTTCGGGCCTAGGCAGATCGAGGTCTTTCGATATCTGAACGACGCTCAATTCGGTATCAGATTCTTGGCCCTCGAAAAGCGCCATCACCCGGCCCGCGTACATTTTCCATTTCATCCAGTTTTTGAATGGACCCTTCGAAACCGCCCAACCCTGTTCGTTCAGCTCGATGCAGGTCTGAGGCAGCGCAAGCCCGCGCGGATCGCGCGTCTGCGTGCTCTCGATCGTGAAGAGATCGTCGCCAAATTTGCGCGTCAGAACGATTGGGGAGAATCGCGCTGAGATTCCTTGCGATCCGAGTGCCGCCGTGGCCGCAGTTGCAACGTCGGTCATGTACTTCGGAGAATGATGCGTCGAATGGACGTGCGCGCGGGTCAGGTCCGCGAGCGTCTGGATTTTGCCGATCGCCTCGCGCGTACCCGCGTAGCTCATCTCGTCGCGGATTCGGGCGAAGTCGAAAAGCATGTCGAGAATGATGAGAATCGTTCCGTACTTTTGAGCCCCTACAGCGAGCTCGGAGAGCACGCGATCCGGATCCGCCGCCGCGTCCGGACGGATTCTGACCAGCGCGAGAGGATCGCTGCCTTCACGCCATCCCATCGCGAGGAGCTGCATGCGTGTCGTCGCTACTTCGTCATCTGAGGCAGCGTAAATGACGTGGCCCTGAGCGGTTTTCCGGCCCCAAATTTCAACGCCGCGCATCACTGACATCGCGAGAGTGCGCGAGTTCGTGGTCTTGCCCTGATGTTTTCCGCCAACGCCGAGCGATATCGACTGCGTGTAAAATAGGCGCTCGACGATCTCCGAGCGCTGAAGATATTCGGCGTTGGCGACCACTGCGGCGGCGTGATCTTCCCAGATGATCACAGACCGATCGTCAGTTGCCGGCTGAAGCTCTCCGCTTGGAAAGTAAGGCGTCAAGGCGCCGCGCGCGATGGTTTGCAGTTCTTCGTCGAGTTCGGTGCCGTTCAGCACCGGCGGTCGATTGTGCGGCTTCAGAATCTTCGCGCGCAGCGCCTCGACCGCGCTCTCGATCGCAGCATCGAGCGACATCCCGCGCACAAATTCTGGTGTCTCTTTCAGCGCGAGCTCGTAATCGTCGCGCACCTGATGGCTCATCCGGTACTTCCAAAGCGTCGGATCCACCGCCGGAAGATGGATTTTCCCGTTTCCGTTGCCGTTCGCGTGGCCGTTGGAGTGATATCCGTTAGTTTCGGCCTTGGGCTTCTCGATCGCGGCCTGGATCGCCTCGGTAGCGCATCCCGCGCTGCAATGCAGGCTCGGACCATCCTTGCCGAAATCCTTGACGGTCAGGGTGCCCCCGCATCCGGCCGGACAGTCGACGGCGAACTTTTTGCGCTTACCGCTGGTGTCGAGGACGGCGGAGAGAGAACGCGCGAGGTCAGCGAATTCCATCAGCCGCACCCTTTTCCGATCCTCGATTTATCGTTCGGTAGGGTAAAATCCTGCCAGCGAATCCATCCGTTCGGGCAGTGAAATCCCCATTCGCGCAGGCGCGGACCAGTCAGGAAAAGTGTAACCGTGGGAGGCGCGCCCGAGATGACCTCCAGTCGATGAGCCTGTTTCGCCCTTCGCCAGACGATCGCACCACGGCCGCACCAGCGTCGCGAGTGAACGCCGCCCGCTAGGATTCGATGTTCGAAATATCCGCCGGATAAAACAATCGAAAGGTTCGTCCAAGGGTGATCATGAAGCGCTCTGTCGTCATCGGAACGATGCACACGATGGACTTTCACGCCTGCGAGCTTGGATTCAACGACGCGCCAACGCTCAAGATAGAGCGAATGGAGCGAATGGCCATCAGGCTGAATGACATAATCCGGCGGCCTTGAATCAATTACCTTCCAAGCCCACCGAAGCAGTCGCGGCACCAGACAAGAAAAAGCCGCCGGAAAGGGGGGCGATCCGGCGGCCACGCGGTCCAATACTGAAGCATCCCGCGACGGGCTTAATATAGCAGTTGATAGCGTTTGTTCATCGGCATGATGCGGTGAATCGGTTCCCTGTGGAACCGTCCCTTGTAGCGGGTCGGATGCCATAGCTTCCCCCTCGATCGGATGTTCAGCGGAGTATGTTGCTATCCCCGATCGGATGTCCTGTCAAAACGAATCGCCCTTGCATCGCGTAAGTCATTGATTCGTAACGGTTTTTGAAACGCTGACATTTTGTGTATTGACTCGCGCGGGTCGGAGATGGTACCACTCTTGTCCTCATGGGAAAGCAATGGACGATGAAGTTGCGCGTCAGCACGAAAGAGAAGAAGGCTATCGAGGAAGCGGCCAGACAGGCCGAACGCTCGGTTGCCTCTTGGCTGAGAGTTCTCGCGCTGAATGCCACGAACGGGAAGGTGAAAGTCCATGCGTAAGCTACAAGCTACGGCGTACACGGTGGCGCTGATGGCGCTGCTCTGTTTCAAGGGACGAGGCTTCTAGCTGTGGCGTGCGAGGACAAGACCATTCGTTGCCCTGACTGCGGCGAGGATATTCCCGCTCGCGTCCAATGGTCGCAGCGTCCGCGTCCGTATTTGGCGACCGCGGTTCGCGATTTGATTCTCGTCGCGCACTGGAAGCTTCACTGCCCGTCACCGAAGAACAAGGAGAAGCGCGATCCGTTCGCGCATTGGGACGGTAAGACGCAATGTCCGTACTGTCCGCAACGCTTCAACTCGCTGGCGGAGCTCGACCATCACGCCGCAACTCACGAAACAGGGAGATTCTAAATCATGACGGATAATTTTCCCGCGCTGCTCGACAAGCGCAGGCCCGATATCCAGAAGATGCTGGCCGAATGGATCACGCCGGAACGGTTCTTCGCAATGGCGGCGCTGGTCCGGCGTATTCCACTTCTAGCTACTTGCTCGGATGAATCTCTCGTCGAATGTGTGGTGGCAGCGGCGCAGCTCGGCTTGGAAGTCGGAGGAACACGCGGGCATTTCTACTGCGTGCCCTACGGCAAGGAAGCGCAGGGACAGCCGGGTTGGCGCGGACTTGCATTTCTGCGGTTGAAGGCCGGGTCGATCATGCAGCTCGATACCGATGTGGTTTTCAAGGGCGATATCTTTCGCATCTCGCGCACCAGCAAGGGCGATGAATTCGTTCACGAACTGAACTTCGGGAACGAGCGCAAGGAGAAAGATGCGGTCGCCGCCTATGCGCGGGTCATCCTTCCGACCGGCGAAACACAATTCGAGGTGTGCTCCCGAGATCGCGTGCTGCGTCACCGAGGTCATTCCAAACAGCCTGACGGGATGTTGTGGAATCCACAGAAGTTTTGGGAAGAGGGCTGGCGCAAGACTCCCTATCGCATCCTCGATAAGCGGCTGCCGGAAGGGCAAAACGCCGAGGCGATGGAGCGTTACATGCGCGCTGCTGACCTCGATGCGGCGCACTTTACCCCCGGAGCCGATGAGGATTTCGAACGGATGCGACGCGCGGAAAAGGCCAACGAGGAGGTCGGTACTCCGCCTTCATCGCGCAAGGTCGAACCCGAGGTGGAGCATCCCGCGATGTCCAATCTCGAGGAAACCATCAGCGCCGACGAGGAGCGCGCGTTGACCGAGGCTGCGTCGAAGAAGGGGTTGCGGCATTCCGCGCTGCTCAAGCTCATCAACCAGAAGTGCGGGATTCAGATCGACGAATTGGACGAGATCAAGAAAGGGCAAACCTCGAAGATCATGGATGCGATAGCGGAGGCATGATTCTCCTCATCGAACATAAGCCCGATTCGGTTGGTCCACCGCAGGCGGTCGCTCCATGCAAGCGATGTGGTCGACTGAATCGAATTGCGCTGCGCATTTGGGCATTCGACCTATCGAGAGACGCCTACGCATTCCCCGCTAATCCTGACGATCCGATGCGTTGTTACCATTGCAGGGAAATATTCTCTCCCGATTGGGCTTACGAGTTCTATGCGGAGATTTACTCATGGCGATAGAGGTTCCAGTTTCATTAGCCTTCTGGCCCTCGACGACGCGGATCCTCGCCGACTTTGGTTTCTACGACCATCTGGAAGCGGCCGGACCTGCTAACCGAGAGGTAGGATTGAAACGCGGGTCAGCGGTAGACCGTGCAGTGACTTATCTCGCGATGGGTCGGGAGCCGGAATGGACCGAGCAAGCGCGGGACTTTCTGGAACCGTACACCGATGGTTTTCGTAAGTTTCTACGGGGACATTCGTGGCGTCACGATAGCCATCAAAATGAATTCGTCTGTCGGGCCGAGCGATTCATAAGCCACCCCGATCTACTTGGGACGCTAGATGACCATAACCCCCAACTAGCCGTGCTCGAAGTCAAGACTGGCGCATTCCCGCAATTCGTCCGGTTGCAAACCGCCGGTCAAATCATCGCGGAAGGGAATCGCTCTCGCCGTCGCTACTGCATCAATCTGCCCGGTGATGGGAGTTACAAGCTGACGCATCTGACCGATCCGAGCGACTTTTCAGCCTTTACGATTCTGGTAAGAGCGTGGTGGGTGAAGGCTCAATATCAAGGGGTGAAATGATTTCTCGTGAAGGATCGTTTCTTCAATCAGCATCGCCCTTCGATCACATGGCAGGACATGTTCCCGAGGCCGAAGCCGCTGATCGACGACGCACCGAGCGCCGAGAATCTCGCGCGATTGGAACGCTGCGAAATTAACAACGAGGCGCCCCCACTTAGCCCATACCGAGATCAACAATGCGTTCTTAAGCGTGGCCATCGAGGCGATCACGAATGGAAAGATATGTGCTCCGATCCGGCCTGTAAGAATCTGGCCACGATCGGTGATACCTGTGGGCTGCATCCTAAGAGCGGGGCACTACCGCCTAGCTTTTACACAAAGGAGAGGCCGAAAGTGAAACAAGAATCTTTGACATTGCCGGATCCGCCCATCAAAGGCGATCCCGATAAAGTCTCCTCCGCTGGCGGCGCACCCCCGCTAGAGCCCGTGGTCCAGCCCCCCCCTTCTGGTCGCGACGGGCTTCCTCAATCCTATCCTCACGAACCTACCGCGCGGGGCATCAAAGCCGATCTGGAGGTCGAAGCAATGGAAGCGCTACCGCAACCGCTCACCGACGCGCGCGAGAAAGCGCTGTCACAACCGTTCATGCATCGTGCGGCCGAGATTCAGGACAGCCTCAAAACTCTCGCCGACAAGCTCGAAGCCGCCAAGGTCAAGCACGACATCCGACCCGGCCTCGTCTCGCAGTTCCAGGAACTCAAGGAAACCGCGGATGTGCTGCTTTCCGACCTCGACAAGTCGGAGGCTCGCGCCGATGCGGATACCTTCCATCGCTGGCACAAGCGCATGACGACGCTCCTCGCGAACGCTTCCGCTGCCCCCAATGCCGCGCGCAAGGCATTCTCCGACGTGGCCTTCATGTTCCAGCGCCAGGAGCAGAAGAAGATCGACGATGAGCGGCGCCGTATCGAGGATGAGCAGCGTCGCAAGCAGGAAGAGGATCGCAAAAAGGACGTGGAGGCCCTGAAGGCCGACGGGCGGGTTGAGGAGGCAGCGACCGTGGAGGCCGCGCCGCTCCCGCCAGTTATTGCGCCGGCGCCGAAGGAAACCGCGAAGATACCGGGGGTCTCAAGCATCTCGGCCAGCGCGACGTTGAAGCGGATTGTTGACGCTGAGGCTCTGACCGGATGGCTGGCGAAGAATCCGACCCTGCTGCTGCACCTCTTCGACATCAAGCCCGGCGCTTGGAAGAAGATGCTTACGGACCATCTCGATCGCCGCACGTCTGAAATGTCGATTGTAATTCCAGGTATCGAAATCGAGATCGTGGGGACAGTCCGTGGCGCAAAAACCAATACAGACATCTAGTCTAATCGAGTTGTACCAGCAGGGGGCAACTTCCCGCGAAGTTGCCGAAAGATTCGGACTCAGCTGCAACGCGGTCTGTGCTCGATTGAGAAAGGCCGGTGTGCCAATCCGACCCAGAGGCGAGAGCCTCAGCTTAGCGATCGCGCGTGGTCGCCGCCGGACCTTTGACGGTCGTGACAATCCGAAGTATCGCGCCCGCGAAATCACAGGGGTCGTACGTACCGATGGCTATCGCGGGCTGATTATTCCCGGGCATCCGATGGCCGATGCGAACGGCATGGTGCTTGAGCACCGCAAAATTGTCGCCGATTGGTTGGGTCGACCGCTGTTGAGCGAAGAGGTGGTACACCACCGCAATCACGACAGGACCGACAACTCTTTGGTGAACTTACAGGTTATGAGCCAGTCCGAACATGCAAGAGCGCATGGGTTCGGAGCCGTGCGCGGGAAGAAAGCCGATGCGTGAAGCGAAGTGGATGGGGAGTGACATCATCCACATCGAGATCGGCGGTGAGGCGCGTCCTTTCCGCAAAAAGACGATGAGCTGGCAGTCCAAGGATGGTCGCTCCGGTACGCACGCCTATGACGAAAGCTCCTATGCGGGATGGAAGGATCACGCGCGTCTCGCAGCTTCCAAGGCGATGACGGATACCAAAACCGGCGAAGTCCGACCACCGATCGCAGAACAGATGAAGATAACGATTCAGGCCTTCTTCCCGATTCCCCTTTCAGCATCGAAGCGCGCGAGGGAAAAGATGCTCGCGGGCTATCTGCGACCATGTAAGACACCGGATTGGGACAATGTGGCGAAGGCTTGCGGCGATGCGATGATCGGGATCGCGATCCGTGACGACAAGTTTATCGTCGAAGGGACCGTTCGGAAGTGGTACTCGGATCGGCCGCGCGTGACGATCGACATCGAAGTCATACCGGACATCGCGCCGCCGGTAATCAAGCAGGTAACAGATCAACCGCAACTATTTGGAGGTCGCGATTGAAAACAAGCTTGTCGTACAGAATCACGGATGACGGTGAAAACCGTTTCTCCAAGGCAGTCACCGAGGCCAAGAAGTGGATCGGTGAGAACATCAACGGCCCGCTGCGGCTGAAGTTCATCATCCAGTTGAAGGCGATTCCGCCTGATGATGAGGATGCCGCCGCGATCAACGCAACCGAACCGATCGGATTTCCCAAGAAGCGCGGGAAGAAATCCGAGGAAGCGGAGGATTTGACCGAATGACGCCTCGTCAAGCGCTATACCGCGCATGGCGGGATCACTGCGAGAAATGTGAGCAGTGCAGCGGTCGCCCGACGTTTGAATCTCCGCGATGCCAAGAGGGTGAGCCGATCTTCCAAGCGTGGTGGAGCGCATGCCGCGAAGACTTTCCCCAAAGGAGATTGATATGACCGCCAAGAAAACCACCGTCAAGCTCTGTCCTCATTGTCACAAACCCTTGTCGCTGAAGCCGCGCGAGTACCTGATGATCAGGGAAGCGCTCGGCCTGACGCAGCGGGAGATCGCCGCCAAGCTCGGAGTGAAGGCGAGTCATGTCGCGTATCTGGAGAACGGCCACCGCCGTCCGAGCCCGCAACTGCTCGCCAAGATACTGAAGCTCCAGGAGCAGGCCGCTCGCAAGGTGCTGAAGGAAGCTGCATGAAGCCCGAGGATGTCCAGATCGATGATCGGAATCCCATAGAATGGCCCAAAGAGCGGCCGCGCACGCTGATCGATAAGCGTCGTGAGATGCGTCAGTGGAAAAAGCCGCTCGCCTACTACCGCGACAAATTGTGTGAACAGCTTCGCAAGGCTGGCGCCAAGAAGATAGTTATCACCTACAACACCGGCGATGCTGCGCGGCGCGATCCGAGTGTGGCCGTCTACCTGACGAAAGAGAATCGCGATCAGGATTACTCGTGGCAGACCGCGCTCGGGATCGATTCGCCGGTCCCTACGATCAAGGAAATCGACGACGCCTACCGCGACAAGGCGCGCAAGGTTCACCCCGAAGGTCCGACGCCTGACATCGACGCATTCGTGCGCCTCGGACAGCACCGCACTAACGCGAAGCGCTGGATCATGAACACGATGGATCAGCTCCCCGAGCTGGCATTGCCGTGCGACACTTTCACGGAAGTCCGATGGAACCTAGCCGCGCTCGCATTTGGGATTGCTGCTCTGCGCAGGCTCGAAGAATACGGCTTGCCAAATCTGATGGAACGAGCTTTCGAGGCTTTCCGCACGCAGATCGAGGACAAGAGCAATGACGGCAAAACCATTAGCGCTTGAGGGATTCATCGAAGAGCCTCGACCGGATGATGGGCTATCCGGCGAATGGCGGCGCGAGCGCCAGCGTCTCGAAGATGAGGCGCGTTCACTCCGGCGTGAGGTCGAGGATCTGACCGCAGATAAGCAGCGCCTCGGTCGGAGCGTGGAAAATCTCCGACGCATCCTCGGCCCCATACATAATGGATTGCGCGCTCTCTTCGGGGAGATCGAACTTGCTATCGGTGAGGAAATGCCACCATTCGCCAATCCGTCGTCTACGCCATCGTCCGACCAGTTCGATCCACGATGGGAAAGCTACAAGAAGCGCTTTACCGGCGTTCCATCGAAAATCATCGATGCGTTGCTGATTCACGGCGAGATGCAGATTACTCCGCTGGCGAAGCTCATCGGGCGGCATCCGGAAACCACCAGGGTCGCGGCGAGCAAATTGAAGGCAGCAGGCGCACTTCAAAATAGTGCCGGAATGTGGAGCCTGAAGCGCTGATTTGCTCTATCCTGCGCTTTCCTGATAGCTACGACAGCGGAGGGGCGATGGAAACAGAAGATAGGGTAATGACCGTGAAGGAACTGTCGGTATATCTCAATGTGCATCCCTCGACGATTTATCGAATGCTAAAGCACAACGAGATTCCGGGGTTCAGAGTCGGATCGGATCACAGGTTCCGCACTTCCACCATCGATAAATGGATGACCGAGCGGGAACACGCGACGAAGTAGAATTCCGCAACAATTTCAAGGGAGGGACGCAATTGGATGCGCTGGGGTATGTGGAAGAGGCGCGCGCGGCGTATGGGAAAACTTCAATCCAGAGAAAACTTTACATCGAGGCAGTAACAGTCTGCGTCGATTACTCCGACTTTCTGGCTCATTCGATTCTCTTCAACAAGCAGGCTTTCGACAGGTGGGTGATCGTCACCGCACCGCATGACGAAGCGACGCGGCGATTGTGCGAGTATCACGATCTGGAGTTCGTTGTCACTCACGAATTCCATATCAACGGTGGAACTCCTCTCAGCGCGTTATCAGGGAAAGGAAAGATTTACGTTCCCCCCTTTTCTAAAGGCCGCGGGATCAATCAGGGGTTGAAGCAGCTCAATAAAACCGGGTGGGTTGTTCATCTCGACGCCGATACGGTTCTTCCTCCGCGGGCGCGCGACATGTTCGAGATCGCGCAGCTCGACCCGACTTTTCTCTACGGCGTTGATCGATTGATGTGCAAGAGCTTCGAAGACTGGTATCGACATCTCGTCTTCCCCGAACTCCAGCACGAGCCGAATTTCTGGATCAGGGGTAACAGCTTTCCGCTCAACGTGAGAATTGGTCCCCACCGGGATAATGGATGGTTACCGCCAGGGTTTTTTCAGATGTGGAATCCGCTGGGCTCGAACAAATCCGAGTACCCGAACGACCATTCCACGAACGCCGGTCGCAGTGACGTTAACTTCGCGTTTTCTTTCCCGCGCGAGAAGCGCGCCTTGATACCGGAAATCTTCGCTATCCATCTCGAAAGCGAAGAGGTTCACATGGGAGCGAATTGGACGGGTCGCAGGACTCGCTTTTTCGGGCCGCAAGGAATGGAGCGTCATATCGTTCAACATCCGCGAAAGGAATGGCTTTAAGGAGGCCGCTTATGTCGATCAACGTTCAGTATCAAAATGTTTCTACCGTGCTGACTGACGCTCAGGTCGCGGCGATCATGGCGGCCGTGATGCATCAGGTGGCCGAGGACGTAGCACCCTATTGGGGCTGCCAACGCCTCGAAATGATTTTCGTTCCCAAAGCGCAGGCGATGGAACCGAAGTTTTTCCAATTTCTCGTCGCCGACGATTCCAATCAGGCGGACGCGCTCGGCTACCATCAAACTACGCCAGCAGGTTGGCCGATTGGGTTCGCCTTCGCTAAGACCACGATTGAGGCCAAAGACAACCCCTCGGTCACCATATCGCATGAGCTTCTGGAGATGGTGGGCGATCCGCTGATTGATCAAGCCTGTCAGTGGGCGGACAACCCAAACGCGCTATTTCTCTCGCAGGAGCTTTGCGATCCGGTCGAGGATGATTCGATCGCCTATCTGAAAGACGGGATTATGGTCTCGGACTTCGTGACACCAGCCTACTTCGTTCCTGGCGAGGCCGGACCCTACGACTTCAGAAGCGTTCTCACGGCGCCGAACACATTGGCGGTTGGCGGCTATCAGCTTCAGTGGACACCGGCCGGTGGCTGGACTCAGACCTTTGCGGACGATAAGGCCCGGCGCCGCCCGTCTTCCGTTGGACATTCCCGCAGACAGCGAAGAATCATGGGCCGGCGCAATTGGCTGAAAAGCTCTCCGACTCTCGAAACAGATCGGCATTCGCTCAAGGGGGTTCGCTAAACAATGAAACTTCTATCGATTCTCGCGCTGGCGCTCGCGCTCTCCGGCTGCTCTACCATCAAGCTCAACTGTCCGTCGGATCATGTCGTTACCGCGAATCTGAATGGACCGAACATCGCCACGGTGGCAGCTCAACTGGCCGCTATCATCGGACCTTTAACCGCAACTTCGCTGGCGATGAAGAACGGGGCAGTGCTGACACCTACGACCACAACGAATGACGGCACCTTGGCTGTCAACACGCTGGATATCGTGGGCACTCAGTCCTATAGCTGCGGGAACGCTGCGGCGACCAAGTAGCCGCGCTGCCGAAGCGTCAAGGGAGATGATGTGAAGATAGAACTTCATAGAATCAGGACGAAGCACTCCAAGTGTCAACTTCCCGATAGCGCGGTGATAGTGCGCTGCGGCGTGTTGGTCAATTCTAAGACCGGGCAAGAATTCGATCCGCCCGAATATGAAATCACCTATTACCTGACCGCCGCCGCAGCCCCGCCCAAGGGCCGGAGGGAGTGAGACGATGAAGTATCAACAAATAGTCGCGGGCGTGTTCGTTGATGAAATTGATTGCGTCTATCGGTGCCATCCGAGCGACGAGCCATACAACGAGAAGCGAAAGGCTAAGGCGCGAGCAGAACTGGCAGCTCGATTAAGAACAAGCTACCGATTGAAGTTTTGGTGGTGGCGATTCCGGCTAGACTGTTGGGGCATCCGGTATGGTTGTCGATACCGCTACACGAAGAGTACGGGTCTCTGTGATTCGTGGTTTACTTACTTCGAGGATGGATATAGTCCGCGCTCGGCCCTACAGGAAGATTGGAGCTACGCATGACCACCGAAAGACCCCCTATCGAGGCGCTGGAAGCGACGCTGGCGAAGGCTCCTAAAGAACCGTGGAGAAGCTATACGACATCGGGGAGCGAGTTCTTTATCCATACTGATGTTGGCCCGAAACTGCGCTTTGATATGAGCTTTGAGACGACTCCGACTATCACCGATGTAGTAGATTTCGATACGGCCGAAGCCATCGTCGCCTTGCGCAACGCCGCACCGAACCTGTTCGCGTGGATTAGAGAGTTAGAGACCAGGGAAGCCGAGGCGATTTTAGCCATCATTGCACTAACGACCGCTTATGCTGCTCTCGAAGCGCGCCTCGCCCTGCCGGTGCCGCAAGAGGTCGAGAAGCTGGTCGCGGAGTTGCGGGATAGCGCGAGGCTAATTGAACTGAATCTAGGAATTAGCGCTCAAGTTACTATAGACACTGATGCCGCCGACACTCTCACCGCCCAGGCTCGGCGCATCGGCGAGTTGGAGTCGCTCCAAGCAGAGATAGCAGCAGAAGTGGAGCGCGGTAAGCAGCTATCCGCAATCGTAGACAAGCTGCGGGTTGTGCAAGAAGCGCGCATCGGCGAGTTGGAGGCTGCAATAGACAAGTGGCGCGCATTGGCCGAGGCCGCCGCCATTCATCTTGATTGTGCCTGCTTCCATCGTCCAGGCGGATTCGGCGGTCATGCGGAGGGATGCATTCGTGGCGAGATTCAGGTCGCCGCAGGGGGCAAGTAGATGCCCGACCTATACGACGCCCTCCTCCAATACTCGGCGGAACTCTCCAACGACCGCCGAGACGACATCCCCATCGATGAAGTAGTGCGGCGACTGAATAAGATTCTGGCGGACCACCCGAAGCAAGGAGACAAGTAGATCGTGGACTGGCAAACATACCTACTCTGGGGAGTATTAGGCGCATTCACTATGTGTTGCGTCGCGATGATTTGGGCGCTACTCAAGGGAGGCAAGTAGATGGCTGGTTTACGGGATGCGCAATTTCTAAAATGGGTCGCTGACAGATTCGTCAACGTCTACAACGAAAGCCCCAACGTGGACTTTGTACTCAGGCTACACGAACTCGCCGCCCACCCCGACGACGAGAGCGAGCGGCTGCGAGAGGCGGATTGGCTAGTTAGGGATCTCTATAAGTACGTAGTACATGGCCTTCGCTGCATTTGTGAAACGTGCGAAAGATACAACGCCTATGCGGCTCGTTACCCGCAACCCACCACCGAACGCGATACCCCGAAGGCGGCGCGGTGCGGCGCGATGACATCCTCGGGTGAGCCATGCACCCTCCCTACTGATCATTCTTTACATGGTCACTTTGCTTCCGACCCATCCAGCGAGGTCCGCGATGCCAAGCTACGTGGTCTCTTCCTTGATGAAATAAAACGCGGACACGAGAACGACTACCATATACCGGCACAGTGGCTACTTATCTTCGACCGCTTCGAGGATTACCTAGTAGCCAAGCTCCGCACCGACCCAAAAGCGCGGGAATGATGCTAGGGACCGGGATTGCGGTTATTTACCGCGCTGATCCCGTTCCCCACCGCGACGGTTCCCGAGATAAGCATCGCAGCCTCGGTCGCGGTTATCCGGCCGAGGCACAGCGCGGTAAAGACACCGATCGCGGCAATGCAGGGAATCAGCTTGAGCGGATCTCCGAAAGTCATTTGCTTCCTCTAACCGGCAGTCTATCCAAGATAGCGTCTAGTCTGTTCACGTTCGCAACGTGCCGGTTTTCCTGAAGTTGCGTCATTGTCTCCAAGCGACCGTCGATACGTTCCGCAAGATTGCGCATATCCTCGCGGGTGCGCCCTTCGATGCCTGAGACCTGAGTTGACATTTGCTCGAACTGTTGAGCGTCGGATTCGGTATGGGTACGCAACTCCGCGCCGCTCGCCTTATCCCAGATCAGCTTAACGAGGATGGCCCATGCCCCGGCGAATACTCCCATAAACAAGCCCATGACCTTCCAGAAGGAATCCCAGGTAACTACGTCTTGGCTGTTGACTACCACTCACTCCACTCCCCCGTTTGCATTCCGGTTAAAACGCTCCGGTATGGAACGCTATCGACCACGGCACCGGCGCCGAAAGCCCGGTGTTGTTCTGGACCTTAATCGAATTACCTGATGCCCAATAGACGTTGATGTCGCTGGCCGTGTTCACGGTATCCGAGCAGGTGTACGAGTTGCCGGCGAAATTATAGGGCGTGTATGTCGTGCCCGACGTTCCGTTGAATGCTGCGCTGAAGGGAACCCGGCAAAGCGTGCTGCCCCCGACCTCGACATCGACATACCCGGCGTAGTTATAAGAGCCGGTGGTCAGCGGAAAGATGGTCGTCGAGCTCGGTGCGATATTCCCATACCCGGCATAGATGGCGTCAGGGACATCGGGGATCGCGAAGGGGATCGTTCCGGTGTTGACGCTCAAACCGCTCACGGTTGCGGGGCCAACACCGATGGTTCCACTCTGCGAGATGCAGAGGTTCGAACCTGTGCCATTGTTGAACACCCAGGCGCCGGCGCCACCACCGATGCAGGAACCCGCACTGACCTGACAATCGTTGCACCAGGCCATCGTGGGCGGCTTCTGCATCATGCACTCGGGCGGAGTAGGCGGCTGATTGCCGACTCCGCACGCGGTTCCGAGGTACGCGAAGAAAGTCCCGGTCGAGGAATAGCTGAAGGCGTTTTCCTTGAGCTGGGAGCCGCTGCCGGGGATCGGAGTCGGGACGATCGAGCCTACCGGCGTCGGAGTTGCGGTCTGCGTCACGGTCGCCGTAGCGGTCGCGGTTGCGGTTGCCGTCGGGGTAGCGGTAGCCGGGACTGCGGTTGGTGTCGCGGTTGCGGTAGGAGTCGCCGTAGCGGTTGCAGTCGCCGTGGCGGTCGGCGTTGCGGTAGCAGTGGCCGTGGGAGTAGGAGTCGCGGCCGACACGTCGATGATGGATTCCTGCGCGTTCCAGCAATCGTTGGAGGTCGCGGTCCAACCTACGGCCGTCGCGTTCGCTGCGTTCTGATCAAGGTACGCTGTGAAGAGACTCGGGCCGGTCGCATAGTTGCCGAGAGTGGTAAAGCTATTCGTCGGTCCTGATACGCGCGCATTTCCGGTCCAAAGTCCCGCGTTGCCGAGCAACCAGTTATTCGCCTGGCTCGGAGTCGCGGAGTTGCTCAAGGGGCTCGCCGAGTTGGTCCCTTCTGCGTTTGCGGGTTGCGTGACGTCGACCACGGCGTTTCCTACCCCGGTGAACTCATCCGCGCGTGCGTAGAAATTGCAGGTTCCCGCAACTCCGGTGGACATGTGCAGCGTGATGACAGTCGCTCCGAGAGGATGGTTGAGCGAGGTCCATTGCGCACTGGTGAGGTAGGCCGTACCGGGACAGCCGGAGTTGCAAACGTTGCCGGGAGGGTCGTTCCAGGTCGCGGAGCCCTGATTGTTGTCGGTAACGGCCGCGATGTTTGCGCAGTTGAGTCCTTCCTGACCCGATAGGTTGACTGTGATCTGCCCTGTGTTCGCCGCGCCGGTACCCTGCACGGTGAGCGACGGGAGCACCACGTTGATGTTGCATACCGCGGTAGCAGTCGCGACCGAGTTACCGGCGGTCTGGGAGTCGGTGCGCGGGCTAGTGAGGACGATGACGAACGCCGCGAGGAGGAAGATCGCGATCACCAATCGGAGATGCTTATGTAGCTTCAATTTCCGAGTCCTCCACCTTGGGTGAGGTTGCTGCGCAGTCCGGGAGATTTGTTGCCACCGAGCGCGGCGCTCCCGCCGATTATTGGATTAGGCGTCGGGGTTGCTGTCGGCGTCGGTGTGGCCGTGGGTGTTGGAGTTGGGGTAGCGGTAGCCGTTGGCGTTGGAGTAGCCGTCGCTGTGGGAGTTGGTGTCGCTGTGGCCGTCGCAGCACCGTTAATCGCGAGATTTTCGTTACAGTAATTATTCTGCGCGGCCTGACCGAATGAAGGTGTAGAGCCAGCGGCCGGGGCTATATCCCATGCTTGCAGCGGGAAATTACCGCTGTTGGTTAAATTGGCCCGCTCATTCCACGTGCCCGATGCGCTGAAACTATTAAACCCGCCGCCTCCATTCCCGCATTCATCTACCTGAAGATCGTTGCTCCCGCTGACGGTTATCGCTCCGGCCTGACAGGGTGTCGCGTTATTCTGCGCATTAAGATTGTGCGCTTCGATCGGCGACGATTGATTGTCGCCGGTGTAATCGAGCATCACTTGTCCCTCGGTGTTCGGAGAGCCGCCGAGGGTATAGCTGGCGCCCTCGCTGGCGGCGACTTTGTAATATGTCGCGCAAGTCGAGGTTCCGCTGTTCGGTGAGCCACGATCGAGCTTGGTCCAGCCGGTCGCCGGTGGATCATTGACGCTGCCATTCGTATAGAAATACCAAAGCAGCACGTCGCCGTTGGCCGTGCCGGTCGGCTTGTTGATACTCGAGGTGTTCGAAGTGGTCGAAGCAACAAACGTCTGCGGCATAGCTTGCGACCACAGCATCGCGATCAGCGCAATCGCAGCGACGGCGCTGGTGAATGACCGGCGTTTCATCTAAGCCCCCCTCCGTTCCCCATCGGTTCCGAACCCCCGACCCGCTTCATGATGTAGACGTAGATCGGCGTCATGGTGGCCGTTGGCGTGGGCTGCGGTGTCCGCGTCGCAGTTGGAGTCGGAGTCGCCGTTCTCGTAGGAGTGGCGGTTCTTGTCGAGGTCGGGGTTGGCGTTGGAGTTCTCGTCATTGTGGGGGTCGCCGTCATTGTGGGGGTCGCCGTCATTGTGGGCGTCCGCGTCGGCGTCGGCGACTTCGGCGCCGCAACCGAGAGTTGCGCGAGCAGTATGAGTCCCGCGAGCATTCATCTCCAGGTCGAATACGCATTGCAGGCCGTCGATCCGGTCGAGAGCACGCATCCCCACGCCAGATTGAGCGTTGAAGGTGACGACGGATTCCCATCAACGCCGGTGTCCGGTTTGCATTGCCCGGCCGGGATCTCCTCCCAATTCGCGGGTGCCGTGCTGGGGATCGTCCCAGAGTAATCACCGCAGACCAGCGGATTCGCGCAAGTTGATTGAGCACAGACCCGATAAGTCCCTCGCACCGCAGTCGGCATCACCGATACCGGGGTCGAGGAGCTGGTCACCGAAGTTACCAGCCGTCCGTAGCTGGTGCCCTGCACATAGGGCGTGGCGGCCGCCATCGCGATCGCGCGCAGCGCCACGACCACCGCGACGACTACAAAGAGTGTTGAGAATTTGCGCATCTTACGCTCCTAGAAAGAAATGTCGGCGATGATGTTCCATATCGCTGGAGTACTTCCCACTGCCGCAGTTGTGCAAACGTAGCCCCACGGTCCACCGGGAACCGGCGGGCAGACCGTGAACCAGTCGCATACGTTCCCGGTCGCCGGCGGGCCGGGAAGCTCCCCGAGATAGTTCCCTTGATTTTGACTGAGCTCCTGAACGATGCAGGTCAGACGATCAAGTCCGTGCTCGAGCGAGGTTGCCGGAAACGGATCGTCATCGATATAGCTTTGCGGCTGAATGCGCGGGGTGAAGCGTCCGATCAGGATCGCCGCACCAATCGCCGGCGACGCTGGATTGCCGTTCTGATCCACGATGATGAGCGTCCCGCCGGTCGGGTAGGCGCCCCATTCGTCTTGTATCCCGGTCCAGGTGTAGCCGGGCTGCGCGTTGAGCTGGAAGATGGTCGAGATCCCGCTGACGGTGACAAAGACCTGCAGATCGGCCGCATCGAGCAGGTAATTCGGATAGACGAAAGCTGGGGTGTGCCCGTCGCCGACGTAGTTGATGATGACGCCTGTGGTTTCGACGCTCATGGACCCTCCATGCCCGAGGAGTCGAACGCGGGTCCGGGCGTCGCCCGCATCATTCGCTGCATGATCTTCCGGTTCTTCACGTCGCCGACGATCTCTGGATGCTCCGCGAGGAGTTGCTTGCGCGCGCTGTTCTGATACGCGGTAAACAATCGGTTGAGTACCTTTGCGCGTTCCGGGTCGGAAGCCTCATTCCACTTCGGATCGTTCATCGCGGTCTTGACCGCATCCTTGAGGTTCATGTCATTGGCTGGATTCTTCACGGTTCCGCGAAGCTCGGCCCATCGATCCTGGAGCTGAGGAGACAGGTTCACACCGTCCTTGTAATTCGGGACCGCGATCGGGTTCTCGGGGTCAGCCGGTCCGCCCATCGCTTGAGGGACTTT